ACACACTCTCATACTCATTGTGGTAAACCATGTTGTAACTAGCGGGATTAAACAATGTCTGTATGGTTTACAGTGCATCATCATATATAGCACCCAAATGAAGGGTGCTTTTTATGTTCTCTGTAAAACGGGTCCAGTAAATCTCAGAATAAACGATTGGCGGCCAATGAGAGCCTCTGAGTGTGGGCCTGGTTTAGAAAGAATATATCCAGGCGCTTTCCCAAACGGGAGGGCGTTTTTTATTTAGGAGGGATTGACCTATGAGCTTTGAATTGAATTTAGCGCATACGAGTATTTTAGAGTTGTTAGAAAAGGCTGCTGAAAAGAATGAACTAATTTATGTAAGAGCGAGGCAAAGATGTGTTGGTAAAACAACTGCCCTATTGGAGTTTGCGAGAAATAATAATTATCCTGTCCTGACCAGAAGAGAGATAGCGAGATGTTACCAGCTAGAACATCCGGACCTTAATATTATTGGATATGTAGACGGATCAGAAGTCGATGGGCTTTATAATGTCGTTTGTGATGAAGGGGTGCCGAGGGATGCGATTAAACGTCTCTATAAGCTTGGTATTTTGCTAACTGGATTTGTTCGTGTGGATGACCAGGCAGTTATTAATGATGATAACAGATATTCGGTATTTGGTGGATACAGTACAGAAGCACCATCGAAAAAAGCAACTCCTTTGCTGCAGATTGAGCTTGAGGATATTGATTCAGTCCCACGTGTTTTTTACAAGGGTGAGAAGATTACCAATCGTATTGCAATAGATTTCGAGTGGCGAACAGGGGGAGCCGATAAGGTTGGTTCTACCTATATTCGTATCAAGCATGGTAACGATCCCGATAAGGCACTAGCAGTTGAGACGAAGGAACTGGCGGTCGGTGAGAGAGCGTATGAATAGGGAACGTAAGCAGCGTTATAGATACCTACGAGAGCAGCGAAGGGAACGTGACTATGAGCTTGGACTTATACAACTTGCTGGCCGTCCGTTCTGTAAGCCCAGACTAGTACGACTGGGGCCGGCGCTAACCCTATCGAGATTCATGGCGGGAGCAAGGCGATGAATAAACCTTTAAAGCCCTGCAATGAACCAGGCTGTCCGACTCTCACACGGGAAGGTTACTGCGAACAGCACAAGAGGGACAAGCCAGTTTATGATCAATACCGTGAGTCAGCCGCCCGCCGGGGGTATGACAGCAAATGGCGGAAGGCAAGACAGGGTTATCTGTCCAAGCATCCTTTCTGTGTTTCCTGCATGAAGGAAGGCAGGCGGGTTCCCGCGACAGTCGTTGACCATATCACACCGCATAAAGGAGATAAAAAACTATTTTGGGACTCTTCCAACTGGCAGCCGCTGTGTGCGCCCTGCCACAGCAGGAAGACCGCAAAGGAGGATGGAGGCTTTGGCAACAGAACATCAAACCTGCGTATGTGATCACTGTGGAACCAAGTTTCATATCAAAGGATGTTCAAAGGTTAGGAAGCATGACAACGAGGTGCGGCAGCATTACATCAAGTGTCCGCGGTGTCAGACTGAATACACGTCCTACTATACAAACGAGACGATCAGGCGCATGCAACAGAAGGTAAAGAAGCTGACTGTACTACGTCTTAAAGCACAAGCTCAAAAGGGAATTGATGTATACAAGCAGAAATACACGCAAGCTCGAGAGGAATTAGAAACGGCCATGCTGCAGCTGCGGGAGGAAATGGAGACCCCCCGCCCTTAAATCTCTGGAAAGAATTCGCCGGAGACCGCGCTCCCCTCCACATTTTGAAAAATTCCCTAAATGAAATTTCGGAAGGAGGTGAGGGAATGGCAAGACCAAGGCAACCGGTTGACTTATTGCTTGTGAAAGGTAAGAAAAACCTGACAAAACAGGAGATTGAGGAACGAAGAAAGCAGGAGATTAAGGCGCCAAGTGACAAAGTAAAGGCGCCTTCTTATTTACCGAAAGACTTAAAAAGAGAGTTCAAAAAAATAGCGGATGAGCTGAAAAACATTGGAATTATGACGAATTTAGATGTTGATGCGCTCGCCCGTTTTTTATATTCACGGAAACTTTACCTTCAGGTGACGGACCAGCTGCTTGAGCAGGGGCCAATGAAAACAATAGTCGTCAAAGATAAGGACGCACAGGGAAATGTCGTGGGGGAAAAAGAAAAAACGGTAGTTAATGAAGCGTATTCGGACTTGCTTATCAATCAAGATAAACTATTCAAACAATGTCGGCAGGCTTCCAGTGATTTGGGCTTAACCATTTCCTCGCGCTGCAAGCTCGTTATTCCTAAAAAGGATGACGACAAGCCGAAATCAAAAGAGGAAGAGCGGTTTGGGGGCCGGATGTAATGCAAGAGGTCACCGCTGAAATTCTGATTGAGCGTGTATGGGCCTATTGCGAAAAAATACTTTCCGGTGAGATAAAGGCTTGTCAAAAGCATAAATGGGCTGTGCAGCGATTTTTTAAAGATGTTGAGGCGTTAGCGGACCCGGATTGCCCCTTTTACTATGACGCTGAAGCAGTGCTAGATTTTTACGAATGGGCGCGGCAGTTCAGGCATGTTGAGGGTATACTTGCGGGTGAGCCGATTGAGCTGACGGACTTTCAGCTTTTTATTGCGGCCAATGTATACGGCTTTTTTAAAAAGGAAAACGGCGCCCGCCGGTTCCGAAAGGTCTATATTCAACTGGCTCGTAAGAATGCGAAGTCGCAATTTCTCGCGCTCATGGCTTCTTACGAAGTGTTCCCGACTACCGAAAAACACCGGGTGTTTATTGCTGGATGGTCCCGGGAGCAGTCAGACGAAGTTTACCAGGCGATTCTTGAACAGCTGCAGCATGCTCCGATCCTTGAAGGAAAATATACATCTGCAAACGGCCGGGTAAAAAAGTATAAAACGAACTCAATTATCCAGCCCCTTTCCCGTGAAGCCCGAAAGCTCGGAGACGGTAAAAACCCGTCATTGGGAATTGTGGATGAATACCATGCACATGAAACCAGCGAGATTTATGATGTGCTTGACAGTGGTATGGTCGCCCGGCGCAGCCCATTAATGGCAATCATCACGACAGCCGGGTTCAACATGGAGCGGCCATGTTTTAAGGAATACCAATATACAAGCAAGATTCTCGATCCTGATGCTGACACAGAAAACGATGACTATTTTGTTATGATCTGCGAACTTGATCCAGATGACGACATAAAAGACGAGTCAAACTGGATCAAAGCCAACCCTATTGTTGCAACGTATCCGGAAGGTATGGAGTCACTACGCTCTGCCTTAAAGGTTGCGCTCGAAGTTCCAGAAAAAATGCGAAGCTTCCTTACCAAGAATATGAACCGATGGGTTGATCAAAAGGATAACGGCTATATGAAAATGTCAAAATGGCGCGCGTGCAGCGGTGAAATTCCTGATCTGGAAAACATGGCCGTATATCTCGGACTGGATTTGTCCATGACTACCGACTTAACATCAGTCGGCTGGGTTGGTGTTCTTGATGGAATCTATTATGTCGGACAACATTCCTTCATGCCTGAAGGGCGCGCAAAAGAAAAAATGGCAACGGATAAAGTGCCGTATGATCTGTGGAAAGAGATGGGCTACATCACTTATACGCCTGGAGATGCCGTTGATTATCAAATAGTTGAAAAATGGATCATTGAATTTATTTACAAGCATCGGTTCCGGCCACAGGAAACCGCATATGACAAATGGAATGCCTTGCATTTGGCCCAACGGCTTGAATCTAAAGGCCATACCATGGTGGAGATTCCGCAAAGAATCAATCATCTATCTTTGCCGACAAAAGACTTTCGTCAAAAAGTGTATGACGGCAAAGTTGTTCACGGGGATGACCCGGTTTTAAATTGGGCGATCAATAACGCGATCATGAAAATTGATCCTCAGGAGAATATCATGCTGGATAAAGCAAAATCTCCGCAAAGAATCGACCCGGCTGCGGCTGTCATTAACGCATACGCCAGGGCGATGTATCACGAAACAAACCAAAAAGTAGACTTGAATGCACATTTCATGTCTGATAATTTCAGCTTTTAGGATGTGAGAGAATGAAAAAATTCCTGGCTTTTCTGCTTTTAATTTTAAATGATCTGCTGTTTGTGGTGGGGGCCGCCTTCATCCTTGCAGCTGCATATGCATTCAATACGAACATCGGTCTGATTCTGACGGGTGTATTTTTTATGTTTTATGCCTATCTCCTGACCAAGAAAGGGAGGTGAAATAATTGCTAATTGATCGGGTGTTTGAAAAACGATCAGATTCCTCTGAGGCCAGTGGCTTCAATGAATTGATAAATTTGTTTGGCGGCAGACAGACAGCAAGCGGCGAAAAAGTGAATGAAAGAAATTCGCTTGTGCAGCCGGATGTTTTTGCCTGTGTGAATGTATTATCTGATGACATCGCAAAACTGCCTGTTCATACCTACCAAAAGTTAGACAACGGGATTGAGCGAAGACCAGAGCATCCTGTGGCGTATATGATCTATGCGCGCCCTAATCCCTATATGACCGCGTTTACGTGGAAAAAACTCATGATGACTCATGTTTTGACTTGGGGGAATGGCTACTCATACATTGAATTTGATTCCAGTGGGTTTCCAAAAGGATTATATCCATTGCGGCCTGACGCTACGAATGCTTATATCAATCCGAAAACGGGAATGCTTTGGTATCAAACGGCTCTCAATGACAAAGCGGTCGAGTTATATGATCACCAGGTGCTACATTTCAAAGGGCTTTCTACTGACGGCATACAGGGTAAGTCACCTGTCGGCGTTGTCCGCGAACACATCGGAGCCCAGGCAGCCGCGACAAAATATAATGCGAAGCTGTATAAAAATGACGCAACTCCTCGGGGAATTTTAAAGGTTCCTGCATTTTTAGATGAGAAGCCGAAAGAAAATGTTCGTAAAGAATGGAAACGTGTAAACCAAGGTGAAAACATTGCGATTATAGACAATGGGCTTGAATATCAATCCATCTCAATGCCGCTGCAAGAGGCTCAATTCGTGGAATCAATGAAATTCAATAAAGCGCAAATAGCGATGATCTACAAAGTGCCTTTGCACAAACTGAATGAGCTGGATAAGGCCACATTCTCGAATATTGAACACCAATCCATTGAATATGTGAGAAACACTCTTCAACCGTGGATTGTTAATTTTGAGCAAGAACTAAACGTTAAGCTCTTCACAGATCATGAAACAGCCGCAGGCCACTATGTGAAATTTAATATTGATAGTGAGCTACGTGGAGACAGCAAGACCCAGGCAGAATACCTGAAAATACTTCAAGAAATTGGGGCCTTAAATAGAAATGAGATTAGGTCATTAATAGAACGCAACCCGATTGAATACGGGGACAAGTTCATGTCCAGCTTAAACTATGTTTTTCTGGACTTTATGGAAGAATATCAGCGCCTTAAAGCCGGCGGCGCCCTGAAGGGAGGTGACAAAAAGGATGAAGGATAAAGAGATTCGGCAGTTAACCACACCTATTGAAGTTCGTTCAGAGGGTGAAGGCGAAAGCGAATTTGTGGAAGGATATGCACTGAAATTTGAAAAGTGGTCTGAACGGCTTGGGGGATGGTTTAAGGAAATTATTAGCCGGAACGCTTTGGATTCGGCTGATCTTTCAAATGTTATTGCATTATTTAATCATCGGCAAGATTACCCATTGGCCCGAAATACCGTCTCAGGGGACGCAGGGCGGCTCGAATTAGAAGCGGACAACATAGGTCTCAAATTCCGTTTTAAGCCGTCAGAAACGTCATACGCGCGTGATTTGATGGCGAATATAAGAAGCGGCGTCATAAATCAGTGTTCTTTTGCCTTTTCCTTAAATCACAATGAGACGGATGCTGATGAATGGCGGTTTAATGATGAGGAAGATATTTATGAAAGGCGGATTAATAAAATCCATCGTATATATGATATTTCGCTTGTCACCACCCCGGCATATAACGACACGGAGGCAGTCGTTGGTTCGCGGAGTTTGGAGAAGGTAGAGCAGTTGAAAGAGTCCCGGAAACTGCCGGATGACAATTTAAAAATGGAATTAGAACTTTTAGACCTTATTCTCCCGGAATAGAGGTCTTTTTTTGTGTCTAAAAACAAGGAGGAAATCATTTATGCCAATGCAAATGAGCAAAAAAGAAATTGAATTGAGACAACAATTTACGGAAAAGAAAAATGCGGCAGATCAAAAGCTGCAAGAGGGAAATACAGAAGAGGCACGTACGCTGCTTGACGAGGCCAAGACCTTGAAAAATCAAATTGAATTAATGGCGGAGGGGCGTTCTCTTGATGTGTCGGATGTAACGGAACGGAACAATTTTGTACCGACGCTGGACGACGGAGAGGGTCGCAGTTTAGGCGCCCAGAATGAAACAGAGTCCCGAACCATTCTAACAGCTACAAAAGAGTATCGGGAAGCGTGGTTCAAAGTGTTGACTGGCCGTGAAGCTGATTTGAATTCTGAAGAAAGAAATATGATGGAACGGGTTTTAAAAGAAAATCGTTCTCTTTCTAGCGGAAGTGATAAGGATGGTGGCTATACCGTACCGGATGATATCTCAAAAGAGATTTTGAAATCTATCCAGGAATTAAACTCTGTCCGTAATTTGGTCCGCGTTGTTCCTAAAACTGCCCCTTCTGGCAGTTATACAGTCCGAAAAGGAGTGGCCGGAAAACTCTACAACACGGCTGAAAAAGAACAGATTCAAGAACTTAAAAATATGGAGTTTGATCAAATCTGGTACAACGTCAAGAAGTTTGCTGGATTTATGCCGGCTCCAAGTGAGCTTTTAGACGATTCATTTGAGAATTTTGTAAGAGAAATTGTGGAATGGCTTTCTGAATCAGCTATCGTCACCGAAAATGATGAAATCCTTTATGGAGCAGGCGGAGAGAAAAACGTTGAAGGGATCATCTCAAGCGAAAAATTTAAGACCCTCAAAGCACCATCAGTAATTACAATTAAGTTTTTAAGGAAAGTGAAAAATCAGATTAAACGTGGTTATCGGAAAAACGCAAAATGGGTGATGAATACTGAAGCCTTTGAAACTCTGGCAAACATTGAAGATAAAAACGGCAGAGGGATATTGGCTGAAGACCCTAGAGATGAAGACAACTTCCTTCTGTTCGGGCGTCCGGTTGAAATCTATGACGAAATTGTTACTGATGAGAAGACGCAAAAAACACACATTCTTTTTGGCGATTTCAAACGTGGATATTTTATGTTTGACCGTCAGAAATTCGAAATTAAATCAACAGATGTTGGCGGCGATGCTTTCTTGACTGATCAGACTTACTTCCGCGGAATCGAGCGTTTTGACGGGAAAGTTGTTGATCCTGAAGCTGCTGTGATTGTGACTGATCTAGTTGTTGGTGAAAATGCTCAAGTAGAAACCCCAAGAGAAGAAAAATCCGTTGATGTTGGAAAATAAAAATAACAGAAAAGGATGATGAAAAATGGCAGATCAATTTTTAAACCAAAGTAATGGTGTTTACACTTCCGCAGAGGATGACGGGACAGGAAAGCCTGTAACAGCTGTTTATTTGAAAAATAACAGTGAAGACAACCCTTTGTATATTAAAGGAATGCAGGGGGAACCAGGGCCCCAGGGACCACAAGGACCAAAAGGGGAAAAAGGAGATACCGGCCCACAAGGTCCACAGGGAGAGCCAGGACCCAAAGGTGAGAAAGGTGATCCGGCTGTCATTGAAGACGGGAGCATCACCCACGAAATGCTTGGTGAAAATGTTGTCAGAAGCAAAAACATTGGTACCGGCAGCGTCATGCCGGATAACTTAAACAGCGAAGTAAAGGCCATGTTTGATAGTCTTCAATCTCAAATTGATGAGTTGAGAGAAAAAGTGGCAGGCTCTGACGATTCCGCGAACAATGAGCCACAAGAATAAGGCGGGTGAACCATCATGAATTTGGTGGATATGAAAAACTATCTCCGTCTGGACCATTCTGAAGATGATGAAATGTTATCGCAATTTATTGCGGCAGCGAAAAGCTATATTGTCAATGCTATTGGGCGGTTTGTTGATGGGAACCCACAGTTTGAAATTGTGGCCAAAATGCTTGTCCAGCATTGGTATGAAAACAGAGGAATGTATGAGTCAGGGACAAACGGCTCGTCCATTCCTTTTACTGTTGAAAATCTAATGACGCAGCTGCGTTATACGGATGATGAGGTGCAGGAAGATGAAAAGAAAGAGGACCAGCGATCTGCGGCACCGCCTGACCTTTCAAAAGAAAACCAAGATTCAAGATGAAGAACTGAATTGGATTGACGCTTATGTTGATGTATTCACTGTATGGGGAGCTGTGGAGGGGTTTAGCTCTCTCGGAAACAATGAATCTATGATTGCGGGGGCATGGGGCGTTAAATCGCCTAAAAAGATCACCATTCGGTTTCGGCAAGATATTCAACGCGATATGAAAATTGTTGAACAGATCGGCACAAATGAAAAGGGTGAACCGATTTTCCGAGCCTTTGACATCCTTGACTTTAACGATCCTGAAGATTCAAAAAAGTGGTTTGAAATTATGTGCCAGGAGGTGGGGCTCAATGGCTGAAATGAACTTTGAAGGGCTGGCCGACCTAGATCGATATTTTGAAAGAATCGGTGAAGACGTGGAAAAGGCGGAAGATGTGGCTTTGCAAGCCGGCGGGGAAATTATCGCGCAGCACCAGCGACAAAATGTTAATCGAAGCGATAAAAATCAGCCCCATATAGCTGATAACATTACGGTTTCAAAGGCCAGGGAATCAAAAGGCGCAGAAAAATTCGTGTCAATTGGGCCTAATAAAAAAGTCGCTTACCGGGCGAGATTCTTGGAGTATGGGACATCAAAAATGCCACCTTATCCTTTTATCGAAAAAGGCAGGGATGAAGGGGAGGCGTCAGCTGTGGAAGTAATGGCCCGCATTCTAACAGCGCCAATCAAATGAGTTTTGATGCAAAAGCAGAATTGAGCGCTGCCCTGGTCAACGATTTCTCATTAAAAGAACTGGTGACAGGCGGCTTTCATAATAGAGTCGCTTCAGACGTTAACGCATACCCAAGAATCATGTATACCGAATTGAAAAATGCTGATGATTCATATGCCGATAATCAGGCCCAATCTTCGGAGGTTCGCTTTCAGATCAGCATTTTTACCAATTCATATACAGTCAGTCAAGAAACCAAAATCGCAAAAGAAATTGACCGGCTCATGAAGTCAATCGGTTACGGCCGGTACGATTCTCAAGATTTATACGAAGAGACGGACAAGGTTTTTCACAAAGCTATGCGATATAAGAAAGCTTTTTTTAAGGAGGAAAAGTAATGGGACAAACAATTTATGGTTTAGATATGTTTCACTGTGCGGAAGTCATCCAAGACGATGAAGAGAGTTTGAAATTCGGTACACCTATAAAAATCCCGGGTGCTGTAAGCATAAAGGTTGACCCAAAATCAGAGCAAACAAAATTCTGGGCTGATAATGGTGTGTATGACATTTTTAATAGTATGGGTGACATTGATTTAGAAGCTGAAATGGCTGATCTCCCTTTAAAATTGCAGAATAAAATTTACGGCCACACAGAAGAGAATGGTGTTTCCTTTGCAAGTGCTGAAGACAAGGCAATTCATCTGGCTTTCGGCTTCAGAGCGAAGAAATCAACCGGCGGGTACCGGTATTATTGGTTTCTTAAAGGGCTGCCTGAATTAATGGCTATTGAATCGAAAACGACAGAAGACAAGGCTGACCCAGAAAGTGCAAAGTTTAAGGTTGGTTTTATGCCGTTGCAAAATCCAAAAGGAAAAAGACGCTGGAAAGCTCAAGCAGAAGACAGTGACACTTTTAACGGCGATGGTTGGTTTAATCAAGTTGTATATGATGGTTCTGCTTTTGCAACAGATACAAAAACCGAAGCAATTGGCTTAGGTAAATAAAGAATTTTGGAGCGCTTATAGGCGCTCTTTTTTATTGTCCAAAAACAGGGAGGAATCAAGATGGAACCTATTTCAATCAATCTCAGAATCAATGGTAAACACAAAAAGTTTGTCACACCAAATTTCATTTCAGGAAAGCTGTTCCGGGACGCGGCCGAGATCGCAGAAGATATTGAGTCAACTGACCCTGAACGCATCTACACAGAAAAGCAAATTGAATTTATCTGTGCTGCGTTTGGAAACAAATTCTCAGCTGACGAATTTGAAAATGGCATTGATGCGAGGCTGGTCACGAGAACAATTTACGGCACAGCAAACTACGTTTTAGGAAATATCGCAGAAGCCAGCCGAATTTTAAACCCTGATCCAAACGACGGTGAAGAGCCGGGGAAGTAAATTTATCTGACGCTGTCATTGACATGTACAACGCGTTAGAAGAAATCGGTTATACGCAAAACCAGATTGATGAAATGGACATTGTTTACCACCTGCGGCGCCTGGCCCGCCGAAAAGAAGCCGGCGGAAAGCTAGCAGCAGGGAAAGAAGAAAAGCGCCTTTATATTGACCAGGTGCTCGGGTAAGGGGGTGACCGATTGGCTAAGGACATAAAAGTCAGACTGTATTCAAACTCGAACCAATTCAGAACGGAAATGCGTGCAGTTGCTCTGCAAATGAAAAACGTCAAATCTGAATTTGAAAAGAACCGTACAGCTGTAGGCGTATGGGGCAACGAGTTAAGAACGTCTCAAGAAAAGGCGAAAACACTCAACCAGCAGCTGGATATTCATAAGCGGAAAGTAAAAGCTCTTGAACGGGCTTATGCTGATTCAGCTATAAAAAAGGGCAAAGATGCTCAAGAAACTCAGACACTGGCTCGACGGCTTAACTATGCCACAGCTGAAATGAATAAAACGCAAAATGCTTTGACGCAGACCACGCAGAGGATCAAAAAGCTGGAGGATGAATCTAGGCGCGCTTCTTCTACAATCCACAGAATGGGCCAAAGAATGAATGCAGTCGGCAGCACAATGAGGAATGTCGGTGCATCTGTCGCCATGACATCGGGTATTGCCTTTGGTGGTTTGGTCCTTCCTTTAAAAGATGCGGTTCAAGTCGGCATCGACTTTGAAAAGCAAATGAGTAAAGTGCAAGCCATTTCCGGCGGAACAGCGGGAGACCTTGCAAAATTAACGGCACAGGCGAAAGAACTTGGTGCCACTACAGTTTTTACTGCCAGCCAGGCCGCGGACGCTCAAAGCTTTCTTGCGATGGCCGGATTTAAAACCAATGAGATTTACGGGGCTATGCCTGGCATGTTAAGCCTTGCAGCGGCCGGACAGCTTGAACTTGGAACAGCTGCAGATATTACATCAAACATCATGTCTGCCTTTGCATTAAAGGCCGAAGAATCGGCGCATGCCGCCGATGTGATAGCCTATGCAGCATCCAACGCCAATACCAATGTTGAACAAATGGGCGAGGCAATGAAATTTCTTGCTCCAAATGCGAACTCACTCGGCTGGGGCATGGAGGAATCGGCTGCCGCTATCATGGCGTTTGGTGATGCCGGTTTACAGGGTACTATTGCAGGTCAGGCTTTCGGTACGTCCCTGATCCGTCTCGCAACTCCTGCCAGGAAGGCACAAAAAGAAATTGATCGACTTGGTTTTGAATTTTTTGATGCTGCCGGCAATATGAAAAGCATGCCTGAAGTCATCGCAGAAATGGAAAAGGGCATGAAAGGCATGACCAAAGAGCAGCAGGCGGCAACCCTGAAAACGATTGTTGGTGCTGAAGCATACAAGCATTGGGCGGTCCTTCTTCAAAAAGGCTCGAAAGCGCTCGGAGAAAACACGAAAAAGCTGAAAGAATCCGACGGCGCGGCCAAAAAAATGGCGGATACCATGCTTGATAATGCTCACGGAAGTATCATTCAATTCGAATCTGCCTTGGAAGGTGCAAAAATAGCGTTAACAGAGGGACTTCTTCCTTCAATCGGTGACCTTGCGGATAAAGGCTCCGCCCTTCTTACCATGTTTAACAACCTGGATAAAGGCACACAAGCAACCATTGGAAAAACTGCGGTTCTTACTGCGGGAGTATTAGGCGTGACGACGGCTGTCGCTACACTGACGGCAGGAGTCGGCGCTCTGTTAGCTTTTACTGGTCCTGTGGGCTTGGCTATTGTCGGAGGAACGGCTTTATTGGGCGCTTTAGGAGTTGCCATGTATGCCGTTTCCGAACAAACCGAAAACATGAAAAAGAAGCAGGAAGAGGCCAGGGAAAAGGCTTTGCTTTTTGGTGAAGGAGTTTCAAAGGCGACTCAGAAAGCAGCCGGCTCCTATGTGGATTTGAGAGAAAAAGCAGAGGTCCAACTTTTTGAACTCACCCGCGTTTCCGGGGAGCAGGCTGATAAGATGGCCGCGAAATTGGTTCAAACGTATTCTGAGATGCGGGATAAACTGATTCAACAACTTGAGACGCTTAGAAAAGACGCTTTGGTCGTTATTAACGGTTTAATGGAGGATACGGATAAGAACACTCAAAAGGCTGGGGAGAAGATCGTTGATAAGATGGTTGGTAATATCAATGAGGATATCCAGGAGGCCAGAGAAAAAGTAAAGGAACTGGAAAAACTCCAAAAAGAAACGGGCCTTGTCTCATCGAAAATGAATGATACTCAAAAACGAAGATTTAATGAGATCATTTCTTATTTTGAAGAATCTACCAGCAAATTTGCGGCCAATCAAAAAGAAGCTCTTGCCATGCAAAAAGCGGTAACAGAGCAGCAGGGAAAGCTCTCTTTCAAGCAAGCAAAAGAATACAACGACAAGATTAAAAAAGTCTACGACGAGGGCAAAAAAGCCGCGAAAGAAGATTATGAATACCGGAACAAAGTCTTGAATCAGTTGTATGCACAGGGCTATATAGATGCTCAACAAAAAGAAGCTCTCTTGAAAAAAAGTACAGCAGACTTCCAAAAGACCCTTGCTAAAAATACAGCAAGTTATGAGGAAAATTCTCGTGCACTTTTCTCTAAAATGTCTAAGAACGGTGAGCTTCTTGATTTAGAAACTGGTAAGGCTCTTGAAAGGCAAAAAAAGTTCGTCTCCAATTCGATGGGGATGGTACAAACTTTTGATGAAAAACAATATGAATATGAAGAACGTTGGGCACAAAAGCAAATTGAATATTTGAATAAACTTGGAACAAACAAAGAGGAGGCCATCAAAGCCACTAGACAAGCCCTTGAGGATTTTTATAGAGGTCTTGGTAATTCAGAACAGGAAGCCCAGGCAAAAGCAGACGAAGCGATCCAAAACGTCCTTGAAAAAATGAACGGCGGCAATGAAAAAGCTGAACAGGCCGGACGAGAAAAAGGATCAGCATTCACTCTTGGTTTGAGCAGTACATTAGGACAGGCCCAGGAAACGGGGAGTCTAATCGGTAAAGGAGCCAATCAGGGATTAAGCCAAGGGAAGATGCGGCCGAAGCAGTTTGGAATGGAAAAAGGAAATGCTTTTGCTCTCGGTTTAAGAAACACGCTCGGGATTAATAAACAATCCAGCAGCGTGCTCCGCCAATCTGTCAACAGCGAACTGTCTAAAAATAGCGGCCAAGCCCGTACAGCCGGTAAAGAAAAAGGTGATCAGCACAATGCCGGTTTAAGTTCCACAAAGCCTAAAAACAATAATACTGCAGCAAGCCTTTCAAAAAACGTGTCCGGTCGTCTAGGTCAGACAACTGACGGCGGGGGCGGTAAAAAAGCCGGTATGGACTTGACCAAAGGGTTGATGAGTCAGCAAACCGCGTCTTACAATGCCGGTTCGAAGGTATCAAACAAGGCGAAATCTGGATTGAAAAGTGTGAAAACCAGTAGTGTGGGATCTGATTTTGTCTCTGGATTTGTCAGAGGAATTGAGGGCGGAATCGGCAGCAACTCGCTTTTTAAAGCAGCTTGGAACCTTGGTAAGTCTGCATTATCAGCATTGAAAAAGTCTATTGATTCTCATTCCCCGGCGAAAAAGAGTATGGCTGAAGGTAACAACTTTACAGACGGATTCGCGATAGGGATAAGCAAAACGGTCGCACGCGCAAAACGAAGCGCCCAGGCGTTAGGGCAAGGAGCCAACCTGTCACTCAAACAGGAGATCAATAAAATGGCTTACAACATAAAAGGCGCGGCTGATGAGCTGCTGTCCTTGCGTTCGGAGTTAGTCGTCCGAAATGAAGTTGATACACCTGCTTTGAATCAGAAGCTGGATGCTCTCATTACGCTTCTTTCTAATGGTTTATCGTTTGGAGGACAACCAGAGCCGGCGGCCACGGGCGGGCCAATTAGAATTTATCCGGCGCCTGTCAATATTGATGGAAAACAAGTGGCGGAAATCGTTTTTGAACAAGGTGACGGCAGGATTTTGGATAGGAAGAGTTTAGACCGATATGATCAAAATGCTTATCAGAGTGGGGTGAGACGAACCTGATGAACCTTTATTTAGATTTTAATAATGGCCTGGGGGAACAGAGCTTATCAAGTTTGCTCCCCCATTTTAAGTTGCTGAGTTTTACGCCTGATTCACCGGCCATTGAACGGGAAACAGTGAAGATACCGAGGATCAACGGTCTTGTTTTGCCGCAGCATCCCCGCGATGTTGTTTTTAAAGAGCGATCTATCAAGGTGGAAATTCTATTAAATTCGATCATCGCAGAAAATTTTTATCAGTACAGGCGAGAAATTTATGCGCTTTTGGTGAAGCCGTTCCCTTATTATATTTCAACTGATCTATTGCCTAACCTCCGTTTTCTCGTTACGTGTGACGGTAATTTCAGCATACAGAAAGACAAACAGAAAAACCAAACTTCTTTTACTGTGGAATTTAATAACGTCACCGGCCTGGCTGAATCAAAATTTACGTCTTTGACAAAACAGAATTTTCACGGGGAATACTGGAGTCCAGGTATGAACATTCAAATGCGAGATGATCTGGAATACAGATTCAAAAATCGAAAGAGGTTTCAGGTTTATAACACTGGTGATGCCTATATCAATCCTCTGGAACATGACTACAATGTGACATTATGGGCGGCCGGAAAAAATGTGACAATCATCAATCATACAAATGGGGAAAAGCTGAAAATTGAGCAGGAATTAAAAAAATCACAGCGGGTTTCTTTTATTAAGCAATACACGGTGATCAATAAAACACCTATCAAAACATCCGGCAGGCTCCCGGGACTCGATATAGGAATGAATGAGTTTGAAATCCAGAATACCAATGATTTTGAAATCATATTCGATACTCGTTTCTATTACGGATAAGGAGCAAGGGAAATGGCAAATGTGGATTTTATAAAAGAGATTGCACCAGACGCCCAAAGAGTCTATAAAAAGTATGATATTCTTGCGTCTCTAATTATTGCACAAGCCTGTTTAGAGAGCGGATGGGGTACAAGTGAGCTGGCGCAGAAAGGGAAAAACTTATTCGGCATCAAGGGGACTTATAACGGTCAATATGTTCTCATGTGGACGACTGAATATGATAAGAGCGGAAATGCTACCCGTGTGCAAGCCAAGTTCCGAAAGTATCCGTCTTGGTATGAATCTATTCAGGATTTAGCCAAGCTGTACATAAACGGAACGATCTGGGATCCAAACCATTATAAAGCCGTGGTGGGGGAAAAAGATTACCAGAAGGCGACAGCTGCGCTTGTAAAAGCCGGTTATGCGACTGACCCAAAGTACGCCACCAAATTGAACAGTCTCATTTTCACTTACAAACTCACACAATATGATTCTGTGGATGAGGTGCCGGATGAACCTGAAGAACCCGAAACACCGATACCCACCCCGGAGGTGCCAAGCAAAGAATATGATGGAAAAGACGTTCCGCTTAATCAAAACTTGCCTTCAGATGTTGATTTTCCACAGCTGCATGTACTAGCAGGGGACGGCAAGAATGTGGTTGAAATAACGGGCGTCTCGCTCGATCTGATGGACGATACGACGGGGAAAAAGAGTTTTACCTTCACCATCACTAAAACGCAGGAAAACGCTATTGAATTTGATCTGTTGGTGATTGATAACATTCTTTTTCTGGATGAACGGAAATTTAATCATCAAAAGTATTACATTACAAACGTTGAAGTACGGCAGGAAAATAATGTGTTGAGAAAAACTGTTTCGGCCAGCCATATTTTTTCGGTCCTGTTGATCAACAATTATGTGACTGAAACAACGTCTAAAAAAATGACGATCAAAGAGGCTTTTGATATTGCATTAAAAGGGACGCCATTCAAATATGTATTAAAAGCTTCGGCAAGTGATTTTCCGAGCGTTGAACAAGAAAACTTTGGAGATGGAAATTCAACAGAGTTGATTGATAAAATCGTTTCTGATTATGGGCCTGAGCTGGATGTTGATAATTATAAAATCCTTGTCTATAAAAAGATGGGGCAAAAAATCAATTTTACATTAGATTCCCGCTATAACATGCCGGGCATATCTATTAAGATAAATTCACAAAACAGCACAACTCGAGCCTGGGGATACGGGGCCACGAAAAAGAACAGCACTGACAGCAAGAATCCACAGTATGAATTTGAGCCGATCTTATATGTCCATCCTGAAGAGGATAAGTTTTTGCTTGAAGGGCTGCCACGATGGGCTGACCCAATAAAAGATGAAACGATCAAAAAAGCCAGTAGCATGGTTTCAGCTCTGAAAAAACATGTGAATCCTTATCCTGAAATGACTGTGGAAGCTGATTTCCAAAAAATCTACGAGCCGAAGCTTTTAAAGATTGAACAGGATTTTTGGAAGGGCGACACGATTCACATTCTGGCCGACACGGCGGCAGGGATCACATTCGAGGATGACGTGAGGCTTGTTTCAATCCAGTACAACCCACTGGACCCATACAGCAGCCCAAAACTGACTTTCGCGAATTTCAGAAAAGATATTCAGGATGTCGCAGTAAACCAAGCGAAGCAGTTAAGAGACCAAAAACGATATATTGACCAGTTGTTTAAAACGCTTGGATAGGCGTTTTTTATTTTGCCAAAAAGGGAGTGAAAGAGATGCAGCGGCTGATAAAAGACTATGATCAAACCCGGAATTCCCGTTATCAAGCACAACTAAGAGCAGATATGCAAAGTATAGAAAACAGCTTGAATGAGCAAGAAAGTCAGATTCAATCGCATCAATTATCCAAAAAAGCTCATACGTCTGACCAGATTGCTCACAGCAGCGGGCTTACAGTATCGCAAGAGATTGAAACAGGCAAAGCACGGTTCAGAAACCTAGTGCTCAATGCTGATGGCACTAACGTGAAGGAAGTTGTTGATGCTCGTGTTGGTCGCGAGGGAACGGTGTATCCAACTTTATGGGATCGTCTGGATGCAGACGGACGGTATATTGAAACAAGATTTAACTTTAAAAATGCGCTTAACTATGGTGCGGACCCGACTGGAAAAGGCCCATCTGCCTGGGCCATACAAAAGGCACTGGATGAAATTCGTCGAGAAGGCGGCGGGCAGCTTGTGATACCAGGCGGTATTTATTTAATCGAAAAAAGAATGATTGTGTATGAAAATACCCGTGTCACTATGGCGGCGGATTGTGTACTTCTTAGAGGATGGGCCGGTGGATTCTTTGTCAACGGAAGACCTGATGATAGTTTCAGCGGCTATTCCGGAAGAAGCAACATTATTATTGAAGGCGGTATTTTAGACGGCAATTATGCCAACATAGACAAATACCCATCTACTGCGATGGACTCAATCATTTTAGGACATGCAAATAATATTTGGATTGATCGCGTAACATTTAAAGACACGATTACCGCCCATGCCATTGATGCCAATGGCTGCAATAATCTCCAGATAACAAGGAGTAATTTTTTTGGATTCATTGACCTGAGCGGAAAACGCCCTTTCTCAGAAGCCATACAACTTGGGGAATTTGTTGAAATGGGTCTTAATCAATTTGGATCATTTGATGGTACCCCTAATAAAAATGTCTATATTGCTCACAATCATTTTGGTAAATCTGAGCTGTTGGGCGGCTGGGGTTCTGCGATAGGAAATCACTATGCTGTTTATGATATTTTCCAAAAAAACATCACAATCTTTGACAATACGATTGAGGACTGTGGTTTTGCAGGAGTAAGAACGTTTAAATGGGGCGAAGTTAAGATTTTAAACAATAGGTTTAAGCGCAATAATGAGTGTATCCGAATTTCCCAAGCAGCCGGAGGAATTGAAAGTTCTAAAAATGTTGAAGGAGTCCAAATGAATCGCCCTCAAAATGCACAAAACGTCTTGATTCAGGGAAATGACTTTTATGATTACAAGTCATACGGAGTCTTATCGTTTGGTCAAATATATAACAACGAAATCGCCTGGAGCGATGGCATTCGTATTTTTGGGAACTACTTTA